GTTTGGCTCCAACTCTATCCAGTGTTCTGACCATTTCTAGGAGTTCTGCTACTCTTGCAGTAAGTCCAGCAAGGGAAGTGACCTTGTTCGAAAGAACCACAAGCTGTGCAACACCTTCAGCCAGGCACCAGATCGCGTATCTACCATCGCCAACTGGCTGCATGGTAGTGTCCACGAGAGTCGTTCTGAAGCACACATCAACCACCTCTTGTAGAGGTTGTTGACTGTGCCGATAACACTCTCTAGCGACTCTGGTCCGCCGTCGTAGAAGGTCTTCCAATAGACTGGCGTCACGTCGACGCCTCTAAAGGAGTCAACACCGCAACTCTCTCTGAAGTTTGCACCCCAGAAAGATTTGTGGACGTTGACCTTGAAGTGAAGTACTTCAAGAGTTTCTACAAGTAGCTCCCTACAGTCGACGGGGACGACTAAGTCATCCCCGAAGACGGCCACCGACCCGATGAGGGACCGGATGGTCTTCAATGTGATCGGCTGGCGGCGTTCAGTTAGAACACACGCTAGCGCAATACAAAGGAAACCAAACGATTCGACTGGGAAGGTACATGCATTTCCCATCGTACTGAATTTCTTCAGTGCAAACAGCTCCGGCACTTTACGTGTCAGCAACTGCTTGCAAAGACGGGTACGAGACGCTCGTAGGCTTCTCAAAACCTTCGGATTGCTCCGAAAGAGTTGACCCACGAAGTGACAGGAGACGCGATCACTCGCTGCTGATAAATCAACAGTAGCAAGCGCACCAGTTCTGGACCCAGCTTTGCAAAGCTCTTGGTTAGGGATTTGATCGTTGAAACGAACAAATTGACCAATCCAAGTCGCTTTGCTTCGCTCAGAAAAGTAGTGCAGCAGGTTTTGCTGACACCACTGGTTCTGACTCGGCTCCGCGGCGATAAGCCGCGGTTTCGAGAAGGACTTCGGAACAGCCACCATTCTAGAGTAAGGCTCGTGAGAGCTAAACCCTTGATCATGGCGACATCTGTCTGCCCAAGCCGTAAGACTATGGAATCCACAGTCTGCGATTGGGTACTCGAGTTCCAGCGTGTCGCTCCAGCCAGTCCAATAGAACTTATTGGACGGGCCAGTGACTTCTGAAACAGCACCTGGGCCGTGTTTGTGCCTCCAATCGCTAGGATCGTAAGGTCCCAGCGTGGTGGCAAGGATGCTTGATATTTTATCAAGCGCCCCCAGACAGGCCGACAACCGGGCCCGCTTACGCGGATCCGGATCAGAAACTCGGGCTGCATAAATTGACGATTTACTGTAACCACAGTAGACCGCCTCCTCTGCGGCCGCAGAAGGGAGTAAACCCTCCTGTTGAGTTTCCGACTCCGCTGAACTCCAGAACCTCTCTGGTTCTGGCAGCGAATTATCAACTTCGAAAAAGTTAACCACTTCTAGGCTAACCTTTTCATCACTGCAAGGTACAGACGCTTTCTTGGCACCAAGTAAAACCTGGCGCAGAAGAAAGATTGCCTGGCTATCGCAGTCAGTCCGCAAACAACCGTCCTCGTGAAACACAAGTAAGTAGAGTCCCCGAAGAAACTTCGGAATCACTACTCTGCCTGAGTACCTCTTCGTCAGAGGCAGCCCAGACAGTTCGTACTTGCCGTTATCTAAACACCTATCAAGGTGCTTACCCACGGCCGGGAGGTCTTCGAGAAAAACTCGAATTCCCCTCGACTTCAC